TTCCGTAAGCAGTCCTGCCGTAGTGGCGGCCTGCGTAAAAGTCCCATAAGTTTGCCACATGGTTGTTGTACGAATTTCAAGTAGTCCTTCTCCAAATGCCCCACCCGCACCAGCAAAAACTGCCTGTATACCTGCACCTGTAGAGTCACAACAAGCAAAAATAGCGCACGACTGATATACTGAAATTGGTTGAAAATAGAATTGGACCTTAAAGTTGATGCTCGTAGACCCCTGCAAATCTACTTGTCTATTCATCATAGGTTGCAGGCCAGGGGCATCTGCCGATTCCCCCCGCATTTCGTAACAACTTGGGGGACTACCAATAGTTGAGACTTGTAGCACTTCTCTGTACCTACCTCCCTCCCCAAGAGGGGTAGAATAGCTCCAGCTAGTTAAGTTATTTCCAGAGTCTATGTAAGTAACTCCAAACTCATTAATTATTTCTGCAGGAGCTCTCGCTGACACAACTCCAGTTACGTTAGAACTGCCTACAGCTATAATCCCTCCTGGCACATACCCAACGGACTGAAATCCATTCGGCGTAGGCAATACATTCTCCATGTACATTGCCTGAGGTATTCCAGGATCACTGGTTTCCGCTACAGGATCAACACGGCGATCATAGTTCTGATCTGATCCAGGATTGATCACTGTTCGTCCTGCTTTCGCAAGCGTCATTGGAAATACTGCACTGGAAAGATTTGCTCGATAAGAGATTTGTGCCATGGTGTCCTCAATGCAAGGAGGGGAAAGAGTTCTATGTGCGATTTGCCGCAGCCCAATGAATGGACTTTATGGAAGCTCTGATTATTGCAGGGTGCCTATGAAGACCAGCAGAAGGGTGTTTGTTCCAGATATATCCAATTCTCGGCACATATGCTGCACCTTTCTTAGCCATCTGCCAGGCCATAATATATTCCGGACAGTGATTACCTTCCGGCATATTAGGAAGCTCTTTCACTGTCATGTGTGTAGAATACAGTACAAGATGATGAACAAGAAGTGGGAACGCAAGGTGCGCATCCTGAGAATATTCTTGCTTCTTTGAAACGAAAGAATACCCATCAAGTGGGTTGCGAATAATCTCATCAGTGTAGCAGAGCGCGGCGTTTGTTTGTAAACAATCCCTCAAAACTTCCAGGTAGTCCGGAGGCAAATCATCATCGTCATCTAGAAAGAAGAAATGACTTGTCTGAACCTTGTTTACTGCGCCGAGTCGGGTCGCATACAGCTCACGGCTATCTGAAATCTTCCCTGGGAGCACCAGAACGTGGAGCCCAGGAAACTCTCGAACATATGAATTAGCAGAGAGTACAACAGCCGTGATTCCGGAAATCATACTGGGCCCCAGGCAACCGTAGATTCGGAATATAGCCCCGCAATGCCAGCAGCAATATCAATATTTCCAGCGCTTGTAGAGGCAGTTCCATTATTGATTGCACCAATAACCAAAGTGCCTCTGGAAGTCCAGTCGGAGAAGATTCGCTCATTAAAAGTTACATATGCAATGCCGTTTCCAACATCTGTGATTACGGGCGCAGTATCTCCAAAGGAAGAAGTCCAGTTGCTAGTCCAACTATATTCACCGTTCGTAGCCCCGCCTACAATACCAAAATAGAATTGCTCAGGATATCCAAAGTACTCTCTATTTCCCTCATTAGCATGAACTGGAGTTCCAGTGGATAGAATTCCTGGATGTGTAGCAGATACCCAACCTAGAACTGGTGCTGGGGCTGGCGGAGGTGCAGCAGTTGTTCCGGGTTCCCAAATACTAGAACTCCTGACAGTTCCTTCTACGGTCCAAGTAGTTGCGCCCATGATTATTCCTATCAGTATCCGTTAGCTACAATGTTGTTAATCTTGAGTTCCGCATATTCCTGTCCAGCGAGTTCTCGGAATGCGCCCCACTCATCGTTCTTACCGATCATTCTGAATACTGCACCAGCGGCTTCATAGATAATTGCCCACGGCTGGGAGATTGCAATCCAGGAGATGAAGGTCTCAGCGGTAGTTCCGATGCTCGGTGTAAGATAGCAGCCCAACAGTGCGTGAGCAATTTTAGTGTTAGAGCGAATCTGCAGGATATCCCCCGCCATATAACAGACATTCTCACGATTAACTTTATATGTGTCCACTACCATTTCCGGAGTGATGATTTCAAACAATGCACCTGCAACTCCGGTATTCGGGGAAGAGGAAGATACATCGTACTTACGAAGATACTTTAATGCCCGCCACCTCGGGAGCAATCCTCGCACATCAAACTGCTGAAGGTATTCCGCAGTCGTAAAGCTAATGCCTGTTTCGTACAGGTCTTTATAATAATAATCCGAATGATGCGCCTTGAGGGTTGCTGACCGAACTGCTGCAAGTGTTTGCGTCACAAGATCAGGACGATTAGTTAAGGTGTAAACTTCAGTGATGAGTTCGGTCAGCGTCATAATAACTTCTCCTAAGAACCTAGTTTAGGTTCAGGACTTCTTAAGGCCAGCCAGCATTTCGGCAACTTTCGGGTTTGTGGCAGCAGGAGATTGTTCTCCAGTTCCACCGGCCGCGGTGCTAGCAATAGTCCGGGTATTACTGGCAACCAGCGCAGCTTGCTGATACGAGCCGAAATCATTATTCGGATTAGTAGCTGCTGCCATTTCAGCTAGCAATTCCTGCCGCATCTTCTCTTTCAATCGGAACATTGGATCCATTGCACGGGCATCAATTTCTTTTTCACGAGGATCAATAATGATGCCAGTGTAGCCTTTTGCAATCTGATCATCCAATTCCTCAATCTCTTTCGGATCCTCCGTAGTGTAGCGCCCGCTGATAAAAGAGATAACTTTGCCATTCATCTCAGGGTACTTCGGTTTGCCATCGGCATTCAGCAAAGAGCCAAAGACATATTTCCCTGAACCGGCAGGGAACTTATAGAGACGAAGCATCTTAGGTGCGGCTTCTTTAGAGGGAGAAACGGAGGGAGCAACAACAGCGTTCATTTGTATTTCCTTAAAAATAAGATAGGACTGAAGGGATGGTGGTAAGGTTTTTCTTAACTCAGAACCCTACCAGAAACTGCGCCCTTCAGGAGGACTTACTCTTCCTTAGGAAGTTCAATATCTGGCTTCGTAGGAACTCCGGGCTCAGGCATAAAAACTGCCAGAGCTGCAAAGCCAAGAACAATCAGCAATTGCAGAGTACTCTTACCTTCAATTGCTTGAGAGATAGGAATGATGGTAAGTGCAATGCCAGCATAGGTGCTAGGTTCTTTGATTCGATTCAGAACATAGCCAAGGGAAGTTGTGATCATAGTGATTTCTCCTAGTGAAATACCCCTCCGAAGAGGGGTTGGTTTTGAAAATAAACCGTAGATTTAGCCAGCAGCGGCGGCAGTCAAACCCTTGATCTGCGCATTCGCAGGAGGATTCTTGATAATTGCCGTCAGTTCGCTCGTGAGAGTTCCACCAACCGCATCAATACCATTATCCACTGCGGTGCCGCTCATGTTGAATTCTTCCTTCTTAGTCTTCCGGCCGCCAAGATAGGCAACACGGAAAGTAGAAAGATCAACTGCAACAGCCATGCTGCTCCAAGTCGGATTGCTATTGAAGAGCGGATGCTCAATCATGCGGAAAGTACCGCGAGCAATATTGAAAGAACCGAACTTCAGGCCGTAACTGGTTTCACCGTTCTGGATGTAATACGTGGAATTCAGGCGACCAATGTTATTGATCACTTTCCGCGCAGTACCGCCAACGAACAGAACACGCTCATTACCAACCTTCGGATCAGTTGCCTGATTAAAGACCGGATCAAGAGCAGCTTCAAGTTGCGTATAGTTCGTGGTGGCACTAGCGGTGGTCACGTTTACTGCAGAATAGCTGGGAGGATAGTAAGTGAGATTAGAAACAATAGAAACCAGGCCATCCATCGTGCGGAACGGTTGACCATTACGCGTACCTTGAGATTTCTGTCCGAAGAAAAGAGCAGTCTCGATATCGGTTGCATGGAATGCCGCACAATCTTGACGGTTTTCAGCGACAGTACTTTCGCCAGCAATAACTTGCGTAGCTGCCGCGGAGTTAGAAAGTGCCCAGGTATTACGGAAGATTTGCGTCAGGTTAGTGATGCGAACCGGGGTAATTGCCAGAGCTCCAGGACGAACAGAGGCTTCTTCAAATGCATTACCCACTTGATAGAAGTTCACGTCATTGGCAATTGCAGCGGCAGCCACATTACCAACACCACGTTGCACTTGAATGCTCGTCGGCGAAAGAATTGCATTGATCATCACATTCTCAAGCGTAGAAGTCGCTTGGAAGATTTGACCAGGCAAAAGATTCGCAGTGCTAGCAACCGTGAACACAGTAGCTGCGCCATCTGCAACTGCGGCATCCAGATTGAACGAGGGAAACACCATGGTTTTGGTGAAGAACCCATGCTCAACTTGCAGTGCAGTTTCCGTAGGAAGGCTGGCAGTAAGACCAAACAGCGGAGCATTACCATTCGGCATGAGCCGAGTAATCATACTCGCGAATGAGGTCGCTGCGAGGTCAGGGGTAAAATTACCAGTACTAAAAACGCCAGGATTAGCCATTATTTTCTCGATTCGTTAAAAAGGAAGTTGATTAGGATTGGATTGAAAGAATGATGCAAAGCATCACGATGCATGCCACGTGAAAGTAGCAGCGCCAGTTCGCGTAACAGTGATAAGTTGCGAAGTCGTGGATGCAGGAAGCGTCGTGCGGCCAGTAATAGTCACGCCAGTATTTGCAGTCCAAGTTGCAGCGAATGCAGTAGTGACGGATGCAATAACCGAGAACGAATCACCGATATCCATATCCGGAGCTGCAAGCAAAAGAT